TTTGTACGTTTTGTAAGTGCAAGTTGTGGAGCCTCGTTTGCTGTTCTTTCCGCAGCATAAACACGTTCATATATCATTTGTGGAAGAGGAACACCGCCATAGATATAAGACGGCTTAAGAACGTCGGCCACTTCTGAATGCCTGATTATTATCAAATGAGATCTATGATATCTTTTCCCGCTAATTCTCCACCATGTCGGCTCATAGAAATTTGGTGATGCTGGATCCGCTATGGCATCCTGGTCGAGTTCCGGAGTTATCCAATATGGATCAACTTGAGATATACCTCTATATGACCCTGGCTTAATTCCATCCAGATTAAATGGTTTTAGATAATAATCTTTATCATCCGACTTAACATTAAACAGAGCAATACGGATACCAAACATCCTGTTGAACATAGACAGGTTGATGAGGTTCTTTTTTATTTTATATTTTTTATCATAGGACCTTAAATCTGATAAAATTTCCGGGTCAACCTCACTGCCATCATTAACGGTTAAATTGTATCCATTTTTGATGGCGTCCTCTCCAGGGACCTTGCACGCTTTATTGACTAACCATTGTTGAGCGATAATAGCACAAGCTTGATAGCCTATGAATCCCTGTTGAACAAACCAGGAGAATAAAATTTGCGGAAGGTTTCCGGAGGATAAAGAATAAGCTGATTTTATATCCGCTGAATCAATAGCCGAAGTCATAGAATCCATGGCAACTGATCCAGATTGACTAAAAGCTTTCATGTCATTATGATTTTTCTGAAACATATTTTGCGCAATCCACTGATTAAGAGCTCCTTTTCTCCTGGCTCTATCACGTGTTAAATTTTCGGTTGGTTCAGATTTTTTTTCTGGTTCAGGTCCTTTTATTGACTCTGTTTTTTTAAACCATTTCCAGGGTTTTAACAAATTTGATAGTTTCATATTTTTTTCCTTATAAATCAAAGAAGCTCTTTACTTGACCACCTGATAATTCAGACAGCAACCACACAACAGCATCAACTCTGTTTGGTGATATACCATTACTTTTACCTGTCAACGGATCAAAGTCCATCATCTCATCTTCCAATAACATAAGGCCTGATCTATGTTTTACATAACCCATTTCATACAATGCCGCAATAGGTTCAGCACGTGCTGTTTTTCCCTTTGATGCTCTGACCATGATTACCTTGCCAATAAAACCGGCATTTCTTAAGGTGTCCTCACACATATCACCGCCTTGATTTATTTCAATGGCAATTGCATCAGCATCATGTTTCTCATATGCCATGATTGCCCTTTCTGCCCAGTGCTTTGGACTACCCTTGCATGTATAATCATACTCTACTCCATAATGAGTATCACTGAATTTTGATCCCACTATGATCCCATGCTCATCACTGGTTTTTGTATTACTCACAGCCGGATCTATTGACACTAAAGTTCTTTCTGGTTCTAAGACAATCCATTCTCGGCATTTGCTTATTATTTTTTCAGACCATAAAGCCTTTTCCTCATCTCTCTTGATTGGCTTCTGCATGTACTGAGCTGCAAATTTACGACGATGTGACCTAAGGGCGGTTTCATGTTTTTCATTATGCTTGTATGGCCACAACCAACCATCTTCAAGGCTATGTTTTAATAATATTCCATGTGTATAATCTTTAGGATATTGATCAGAATTATTTATTATCACAGGTAAGTCAAGGTGATGCCATTTTTCGCCACTTCCACCCGTAAGAAGATACCCGGATAAATCTTTATGATGGATTCTTTGCATGATTACAATTATTGGCACTGACTCAATCGCGAGACGACTTGATATTGTCTCACTGAATCGATTGTTTACATCTTCTCGTTTAACCTCGGAATATGCATCATCTGGCTTTACAGGATCATCAATGACTAGAGCCCCGGTAAACTCTCCTTTCTCCATATGACCAGCACGAAACCCGGTAACCTGGCCCTTGGATGATGTTGCCCTGACTCCTCCTGATTCATGTGTCCACCATGTTGATTTAGAATCAGAATCATCTTTAGTGTTTATTTTCCACATTTCCTGAAATGATTTAGATTTAACTATCTCTCTGGCTGTGGATGAATTTTGAAGAGCAAGATCATGAGAATATGAAAGATGTAAAAAACGATTACGGGGATTAATAGCAAGACCACGAGCAATATAGTGTATACTTGCCATTTCTGTTTTGGTGTATCCAGGTGGAACATTAATTATTAAACGGGGAATAAACAAAGGGTGCGATTCTGGCAACATTGTTCTATTAAGCGCGTTTTGCATTTCAGGGTGATGATTACCAATAATCATCTTTGCGCCTAAACGCTGTTTCATAAAATAACGATTAAAATACATGCCATCAAGTTCACATTCAATCTTCCTGGCCTGTATTATTTCGGCAGAGTTAGCAGTCATCCTCTTCAATCATTTTTTCTCTAATGGCTTTATATTTTTCCTCATCGATAACGCTTATTTTTATAGGCTTCTTATCGTCACCAGACAATTCCTTCTTATCTGCCAAACCTAAATCACGTGCAATGATATTTGCATTTAGAAGATCGGCGGCAGCTCCTGAAAACTTCTGGTCATAGATAATCTGCTCTGCCTCGTGTATGACTTCGCTTAAATCTTCGTCTGATCTGTAATCTCTCCAGGTATCATATGAAATTTTTAGATAAAAACAGAGGCCTTTTATAGTCATAGCCCGGATATGATATACATCAGCTCTTGTGATGTCTCCCTTAAAACAGAATACTTTTTCCTCTCTGAGCGGATGTTCTTCACACCACTTAAAATACTTGACGCATTCTTTCCATAATTTCTTTTTGCTGGAGAATATTTTATTCGGTCCGTGCTTTGCCCTGAATTTCCAGAACTCGTTACCGATTCTTTTGTCTATTTTTTTTTCAGGTGATTCTGCCATTTATGCCTCTAATGCCTCAAATACATTCAGAACAAATAAACAATTAGCTACTGTATTCTCTTGATTAGAAAGTCTGAACATATATTTCACATCTGTTCTTGCAATAAATATTAAATCATCTTTAGACTCACCACCAAATGATGCAACTGCGGCCTGCCCATTAGATGGAATCAGAATTTCAGAAGGAAGCAGAGTACCATCATCGTTAATATTCGGATTAAGCCTAACAATTAAATCAGGCGTTGTTAATGATCTATTATCCCGGTTCCCACCTGCCCATGATGTACCATCATCGTCAGCGTCAGTCCCTGCATAAATGTCCCCAAATATAGGGCCTGCTCCTACTGCCTTGAACGTTATTGGTAAAATAACAAGAGTTTTCCCTACGGGAATAGCAGTCGGATCAATGATGATGTCTGCACTCCCAAGCCCAGCAAGGGTAAATCTTTTGGACCATGCAAAAGAAACATCTCTAAATACTTTCTCGGAATTTATATCAACAGTCGTTATTGCTCCGAATTCAAAATATGCTTTAACCAGATTTCCTATTGCTGAACCTATGCCCATGACATACCTCTATTTTTGAAATTCTTGACGACTGCCTGATGAATCCGCTTGAAAATGATAATCAACATATTTTGTTAAGACATCTCCGGTTATTCTGTTGTCATTTCGATAAATTATCATATCCAATATAGCGCTGATATTCTCCGGACTTGGTGGCACTATATCAGGAAATCTAACAAGATTAACTATCGATCCGCTACCGGGATATGTTATGACAGGACCTGCACCGGCATCTGTATTTACGGTGGTCCATCCCGGGATAACATCCCCGTTATTATAATATCGATATTCACATGTAAAATTTGGCAGGAGTGCTGAAGTTTGAACAAAATGAACATGTAGTCGTAACGGCGTATCGAGTTTTTTCTGATGCCACATTTGATCAAGGATGAATATTTTTTCTGATGTGTCATTCTGTGGGAATAATAATCCGAGCTCAGTAAAATCAAAATCAGGTTTATCAAGTATTCCTAGTTTAACCTGAGTCAATGGAAATGATTTATCTGTCCATTGAGGAGGATTTAAATAAATACTGTTACCGCTTACAATCTGAGCTATTTTCTGACCAATACCCATAATTACACCACATCAGAGATCAAGACAACTTCTGCTCCTGTTTCAACACACTTTGCATAAAATATGTCTGATGCGTTATCGGCAGTTATATCAATGATCGTATTTCGTTTTTCTCCAATCATAAAATACGATTCATTTACTTCAAGACCACCAGTTCCAGCATCAGAGTGATTTAAAACTACTTGACCTCTTCCGGGTTTTCCTACTACCCAACATGTACCAGATTGCCCGGCGTTTGTGATTGGAGTCCAGGCATCTGTTATTTGATTCTTTCGGATTGCCATATTACAAGCTCCTTATTTTGCTCTATATTTGAAGAGGAATTTTTTTGAATTCTGTTATCCATGGAAATATAAACAGCTGTACCAGATCCACATGCTACGGTGACAATAAGTATTATCACACTTATTAATAAATTTAAAAACCTGTCATTCATTTTTTCTATTGCTTTTTCTGTGTTTTCTGTTGATTTTGTAAGGCTTGATAGATTCGCAATAACACCGCTGTGCTCTGGGCAATCAGTACATCGTTTCAATTTAAAATCCTCTTTCATGAAAAAAAATCCCTATAAAACACGATTGTGATTATTTTATAGAGATTTTTTAGTGATGTCAAATTTTAAAGGTTTGTTTTATTTTTCTATATTCAATCTACTATGATCTACTGGTGCAAATTTTCCTGTTGAAATCGGTTTTTCTTTTTGGTTCGACCACCTGTTAATCAATGGTGCAACTGCCCATCTAAGACCAAACACAGAAGCATATACAGCAACGAATAGGATTTTATAAAACATTGGCAATGTTCCAAATATCTTAAAACCTTCCCTGGCATAAATTTGTGCACCAGGAATAAAACACATTATAGCAGGGGTGACCAATATAATT